AGGGAGCGGCGTTCGTCCTCGGATCGGGCGTCAACCGGCCGCGGGGGTTTCTCGCCAGTCCGAACTCCGCGGCCGCAGACGGCGTGCGGCCGTTCGGGACGCTGCAGTTCGTGACCAGCGGCGCGGCTGGCGGGTTCGCCGCGGCCAATCCGCAGGACCGGCTGATCGACCTCGTCCAGGCGCTGCGGCCGCCTTACCGGCAGGGCGCGGCGTTCGTGATGAACTCGGCGACGGCGGCCCGGATCCGCAAATTCAAGACCAGCGACGGGGCGTTCCTGTGGCAGCCGGGACTGACGGCGGGGCAGCCGGATACGCTGCTCGGTTATCCGGTAGTCGAGGCGGAGGACATGCCCGACGTGGCGGCGGACTCGCTCTCGATCGCATTCGGGAACTTCCGGGCGGGCTATCTGATCGCGGAGCGGACGGAAACGCAGATCCTGCGTGATCCCTACACGCATAAGCCGTTCGTGCATTTCTACGCGACCAAGCGGATCGGCGGGCAGGTCTCGAACAGCGAGGCAATCAAGCTGATGAAATTCAGCGCCTAACCTCGTCTCGCTTCGATTGTGAGGAACTTGAGCGCCGCGTCCGGCCTGGGCGCGGCGCTTTATCTTTTGGAGATGATGATGGCCGACAAGTTTTCGAGCCTGGCGGACAGCGTGTCCGCGCCGGCCACGCGCGGCGCGGCGATCGTGCCGCATGATGTGAATGCCCTCATGGAGGTGCCGAAGGCGCTGTTCGTGGGAACGGGCGGCACTCTGGTGGCGAGGGGGGTTGGCGGGGGCGCGGACGTGACCTTCAGAAACGTCCCGGACGGAGCCGTGCTGCCGTTCCGGGCGGAGTTCGTGCGGGCGACCGGCACGAGCGCGGCCGATATCGTGGCGCTGATCTGATGATCGGGCTGGGGATCGGCATCGGGCCGGCAGCGGTGGCGCGGGGGCGCAAGCTTCGGCTTGCCGCGCCGCCTCCGACTTCGACGCGCATCAGCGCGATCGGCGACAGCTGGACCGAGAATAATCAGGCCATTCTGTCGCGGACAGGCTCGGCGACGCCCGCCGACGACTGGACGCTGCAGCTCGCGGGGAGGCTCGGCTTTTCGCATTCGACCGCGCCTACCGAGGCGGCGATCAGCGAGAACATCGTGATACGAGCAGGCTATGGCGGGCAGAAGACGACAGCGATCAGGAGCAATTGGCTGGCGGTCACCGCTGGCCGGCCGGCGCGACGGAACGACATCAAGCTGCTCTGGCCGGGCCGCAACGACGTGCCCGATACGGGTGGCGACGCAGCGACGATAAACGGCGTCGAAGGGATCATCGGCGACAGCGGGAACGACCTTGTCGTGCTCGCCATCCCCTATGCAGGGACGGGGATCAACGCGGGATCGGCGCACAGGAACCTGGTCAACCAGCAGCGGATCGCGCGCAATTACTGGAGGACGAAGAGGCGGTACGTGCACCCTCTCAACCTCGACTTCATGGGGCTGGACGACAGCGACGGGAGCGATGCGAATACCGTCCTAGTCGCAGGCATGGCTGCGCCGCAGACCATGTTCGCGAGCGCGGCGGCGGACCAGCAACATCCGAACCACCTTGCTCAGCCCAAGATCGCCGCGGCCCTCGAGCCGCTGGTAAAGGCGATGCTGCACAAGGGCGTTTACGTTCGGCGTCAGCAGATACCCGAAGTGCCGTTGGACATGGCGCCGGGGGCAGTGATCGAGGTCTATCTCGAGGGTTTCGTCACCGGGGTTTCAATCAGTGCCGACGATCCCGTGCAGCCGGGCCTGTTCACGATCGCGATGAAGCCGGGGAGCCGGAAGGTGGCGGAGCTCAGGCGCACGGCCGTGCAGCCGGCCGGGATGAACCGGATCCTCTATCTCGGGATCACGGCAACCGGAGTGGATGTAGAAGGGAACCCTGTGAGCCATACTCAAAACATCCGGGTGAAGCCGAGCGCGACGGGAGCCGCTTCGACGCTGCCGATCGGGGCGACCTTCGTGCGGGACCCGCACCCGACCGGTGCGAGCCGGCGGAGCCCGTTGATGATCGGGAGCAGCTCGCCCTTTGCGAACGGGCCGGGGTTCACGCTCGTGTTCAACGGCCGGTTCCTGGATGACGGAGTGGTGGAGCAGCTCTTCTCGATGGGCGGCAGCGGGCTCGATATCCTGTTCCAGCGGACCAGCGGCAATCGCATGCTCTTTCGCGTGGAGGACAGCGCAGGGGCTACGATTCTCAACAACTGGACGTCGACGGGACCGCTGTTCAACGCGGCGGCTGGATTGGTTTGGATTGCGCTGTCGGTGGATGCGTCGGGCGCGGGTGCCGCGCATTTCTGGGCGTGGACTGCGGCGACCGGGGACGTGAGCATCGCGCCTGCGTCACCCCTGGTGAACCCCGGGACGGGGCTGATCAGCCTGGCCAAGCAGCCGCAATGGGGCGCTTCATCCGGGGCGGTCGGATATCGGGCGGCGATCAGGCGGGAGTGGATCGACGATCGCTTCCTTGATTTCAGCCAGGCCGCGAACCGGCGGAAGTTCTGGAACGCCGATGGGTCGCCGGTGGACCTCGGCGCCGAGGGGCGGGTGGATGGCGTGAGACCTGCCTACGACCTCTATACCGGCACGCCGGGCGACTATCTCGACGGCTTCAACCGCGGCCATGCCGAAGCGCCGGGGGTGAACGACACCTGGGGGCTCGGGCTGGCGACGAACCTCGATCCGCTGCCCTTCGCCTGAGCACCTAGAGGACAAACACATGGCATCAGTTTTGGACGCCCCGGCGCTGGGAACAGCGGCGGCGGAGGCGAAAGCCTATCTGCGGGTTGAAGGAGCGCATGAGGATGCGCTGGTCGAGCGGCTTGCGGGGAGCGCGGCAGCCTTGTGCGAGGCGTTCGTCGGTCAGTGGCTCGTCGCGCGGGAAGGGGCCGAGATGCTGCCAGTGCGGAGTTCATGGCAGCGTCTGACTGGGCATCCGGTGACCGCGATCCTCGGCGTCGATGCGATTGATGGGAGCGGAACGACGGCATTGCCGAGCGGTGCCTATGCGGTCGACATCGATGCGGCCGGCGGGGGTTGGGTGCGGATCGTCGATGCAGCGGCTGCCCGGCGAGTCAGGGTGCGGTTCGAGGCCGGTCTCGCCGCCGACTGGGAGCATGTGCCGGAGCCGCTGCGGCAGGGAGTCGTTCGGCTGACCGCCCACCTTTATACTCAGCGTAGTGGGGAAGCCGGCGAGCCGCCGGCTGCGGTGACGGCTTTGTGGCGGCCGTGGCGCCGGCTGAGCCTTGGCGAGCGGCGGGTTCATGTTTGAGCGGCTGACGGAGCATGCCGCGCGAGCGGCTGAAAGGCGAGCGGCGATGAAGCTGCGGAGGATGGAGGCGGAGCTCGGAAGCGTGCTGCCGCAGGGCGTAGGCTGCGAAGCGGGGGAGAAGAGCGTCGTGATCATCGGGCGCGGACTGCTGCGCCGCTATGTGGCGGACCCGGTGCTCCGCTCGATGCTTGGGAAGGTGAGATGAGCGCGGGCGCGGCGCTGCAGGCGGTCGCGGTCTCGGCGTTGCAGGGCGTGGCTGACTTAGGCGGCGTCTATGACGGGCAGCCGCTGCAGGCAGCGGTTCCCTACGCCGTGGTGGAATCCGGGCAAGAGGCGGACTGGGGGCACAAGAACGGCGCCGGGCGGGAGATACGGCTTGCGGTGACGATCAGGGACGAAGGCGAGCGGCCGTTGCGGCTCCGAAGTTTGATGGCGGAAGCGGAGGTGGCGCTGTCGGCCATCTCCGCTGTCGTGGGCTGGCAGCTTGTGACCATGCGTTTCCTCTCCAGCCGCGTGGCGAAGGATCGCCAAGGGGGCTGGATCGGGCTGGTCGAGTTCAGGGCGCGCTTGCTTGCGCTCTAATTGGGGGAGGCCGCCGGCTGCTGGACCGCCAGGGTGCTCTGATAGCGTTCCTTGGCGCTTTCCTGGAGATCGGTGACCCAATCCGCTGCGGATTGTTCGGCTTCCTTGCGGGGCGTCTTCATGCCCACATAATGGGAGATGATCGCGCTCTTAAGAGCCGTTTCCTGAGTGCCGCAGGTCGCGCCCAAGGCGGCCTCGAACTTCGTCGCCTCGACTTTTTCTTTCATGCTCGTGTCGTGCAGCTTCTGAAGGCACTCCGCATAGATTTTGCGGGGTTGCGCCATGCCGTCCGCAGGTGCCGCGGCGGCAAACATGGCGACCAGTGCAAGTGAAATCATCCCGACCTCCCACTTACAAACATGTTGAGACAGAGGAGCTTATGCCATGAGTGCAGAAAAGGGTAGCGCCTTTCTTTTGAAGATTGGAAATGGCGCAAGTCCGCCTGTTTTCGGCACAGTTGCGGGGCTTCGAACGACACAATTGTCGATCAACGGCGAAGCGGTGAACATCACTTCCAAAGACTCGGGCGGCTGGCGTGAGCTGCTGTCAAACGCGGGCGTGCGATCCGTGTCGGTCGCTGGAAGCGGCATCTTCACCGGATCGGCGGCGGAGGGGCGATTGAAGTCCAATGCGCTTGGCGGCGTGATCGATCATTACGAGCTGAGCTTCGAAAGCGGAGAGCGAATGCAGGGGCGTTTCCTAGTGACGCGGCTCGATTATAGCGGCGATTATAATGGCGAGCGCAATTATACGCTGAGCCTCGAAAGCTCGGGGCCGGTGGCGTCGTCATGAAAGCGGCCAATTCTGTGCGGGGCGAAGCGGCGATCGTCGTGGCCGGCGAGACGATCGTGCTTCGCCCGACGTTCGAGGCGCTCGTCGCGGCGGAAGAGGAATTGGGACCGCTCTTTGCTCTGGTCGAGCGGGCGGCGTCCGGCGGCCTGCTATTGGGTGAGATGGCCGCGTTGTTCTGGCATTGCTCGGGAGGGCACTTGCCGCGGGAGCGGATTGGTGCGGGGATCGCAGAAGCGGGACTGGCAAAGATGACGCCGCCGTTGAAGCTCCTGCTGTTGCAGATCCTGCAAGGCCGTGAGTGAGTTTGCCCTAGTCGCTCAGCGATTGGCGGGACTGGCTGGGGCGTTGCTCGGGTGGCGGCCTGAGGACTTCTGGAAAACCACGCCCGCTGAACTGGCGGCAGTGCTCGGCGCGCTTGCGGGCGAAGGCGAGGGTGCAGGCCCGATCGATCTCGACCGGCTCATGGAGATGTTCCCCGATGGATGAAGAGATTGAGCGGCTCGTCGTGAGCGTGCGCGCGGATACGGCGGCATTCTCCCGAGACGTGGCGGAGATGCGCGCGAGCTTGGAGGGACCGCTCGTCGCCGGTGTGGACCGGGCAGGACGGGCGCTGGAGAGCGCGCTGTTGCGGGCGGTAAGGACCGGCAAGTTTGGCTTCGAGGATCTGAAGCGGGTGGCGCTGTCCGTGATGGCGGAGATCGCCGCGGCGGCGCTGCGCGGGAGCGGCGGTGGCGGCGGCGGGAGCACAGCCCAGGGACTGATCGCGACGGCGGGCCAATTGCTCGGGGCGGCGTTGGGCGCTCCCGGGCGGGCAACGGGCGGGCCGGTGTCGCCGGGCCGCGCCTATGTCGTCGGCGAGCGGGGGCCGGAGCTTTTTGTGCCGACGTCGAGCGGACGGATCGAGACGGGGCACGGCGGAGCGCGCGATATCCGAATGAACATCACGATTAATGCTCCGGCCGGAACCGAGCCGCAGGCGCTGGCGGCATCGAGCCGGCAGGTTGCTCGGGCGGTGCGGGCGGCGCTGGTGCGGCTGGACGACTGAGGGAGCGGCAGGATGGGACACTGGTTGGCGCCGCCCGGCGCCGCGAAGACGTTCGGGCATCTGAAGCGCTTCGATGCGCGCTACTGGACGGTCAATTTCCCGCGGCCGATGATGGCCAGCGTGGTGACGACGGGGGCACACGCGCTGCGGGTGGATGCCGTCTTCTACAGGCAGGACGACCTGGCGGGGCTGATCTGGGAAGCGGAGGACCGTTTCGACCACCCGCTGCTGCGCTACGAGACCGCCCGCGACTTTCGGAAGTGCCGGCTGCGCTTTCGGTGGCGGAGCTCGGGGCTTAAGCGGCTGGACGCGGTGGATGGGCCGACCCTAACGATCGAGGGGCGCGATGCAGGGGGCAATCCGCGAAGCTGGTACGTGCGGCTGTGGAACTATGCGTCGGGTTCCGCGGACGATGCGGCGATCGACCTCGACTTGGGCGAAATCGACGGCGGGTTCCTGCTGCCCGATGAGGCGGATCCGGTCTGGGCGGGCGACATCGACCGCATGTTCCTATCGCTGGTGCCGCCGGGATTCACGCGAGCCGATGCGTCGCTTGCCGCGCCGACGGAAGGCTGGGTGGAAATCAGCGAAATGGCCTGCGAGGGTTCCGGGTCCGTGCTCGAGATCGGCGACGCGATGGTGCCGGAGCACAGGCTGCGGATCGCGACGGGATATGACGATCTCTATCACCTGACGCCCGCGCGGATGCTGCGCAACGTGATGCAGCTCGGCTATCGGGAGGTGATCAACCATTATGTCGGGATGAGCCACTATTTCCGGCTCGAAGCGAATTCGGGCGGCTTCTACGCCAGTCTTGCCGGAGGAGCGCTGAACGGGCCCTGCGCCGCGTGGCATCGGGATTTCTGCGCGCGGGCCAAGGCGCTTGGATACGAGATCATCCTTTCGCTCAGCTACGAGCTACTCGACCAGCATTGCTGGGGCGATTGGAAGCAGCGGGCGGAGGATGGGAGCCCGGCGCTGACCGGGTGGGACTCGCCTTCGGCCCTGCTGTCGCCGGCGCATGGCGGGGCGATGCTCTACCTTCAGGCGGTGGCGAGAGCTTTCGCGGCGATCGCGCGCGACGCGGGACAGCCGGTGCGTTTCCAGGTGGGGGAACCCTGGTGGTGGGTGAAAGCGGACGGACGCATTTGCATCTATGACGATGCGGCACGGGAGGCGTTCGCGCCGGTGTCGATCGCCGACGTTCGAGCAGGGCTCGGCGCCGCTCAGAAGCAGACGCTGGATGCGGCGGGCGCGGTGCTGGCGAACTCGACGGCGGCTTTGTGCGCCGCGGTGAAAGACGAGGCGGCTGGGGCGGAAACCTTGCTGCTCGTCTACTTGCCGACCGTCCTGGAGGGGCAGGAGGTCAAGCGCGCGAATGTGCCTATCGGCTGGGCGTCTCCGGCTTTCGATGTGCTGCAACTCGAGGATTACGATTGGGTCACCGGCGGGCGTGGCGGGGCAACGGCGGGCGCGGTGCAGGAGATGGCGGCTCGGCTGGGCTACCCCGTGGACGAGCAGCATTATCTCGCCGGGTTCGTGCTGAGACCGGAAGAACGGGCCCAGTGGCAGGCGATCGGAGCGGCGGCGGAGGGGGCGCTGACGCGCGGAACGCGGGACGTGTTCGTCTGGGCGCTGCCGCAGGTGCTCCGCGACGGCTTCACCTGGTTCGACTTGGGAGAAGAGGCGATGGAGGCTTTCAAGGATG